AGTGTTGAGCAGGAGGCTATGCAAGCACTGATAGCTCGCAAGAAAATTGAGCAGCAGGAGAAGGAACTGCGTGAGTTAATCGTCTGGCGATGGGGGACTGACGAGTACACTGCCATGATGCGGGACAGAGCGCGTATTAAAGACACTCGCGCTAAAGCAATTCAAAACCAGCGGCGCAAGATGAGAAAGTTTATCGCAAACGTGCTGACCATTCTTGTGATAATCGGTTTAGTAGGTGCGTTACTGGCATTAATAATCGGCATTTTAATAAATTTGGGGTAACTATCATGATGACATTGGTATCAACACTTTTAGGATTTGCTTCTGGGGGACTGCCTCGCGTTTTGGAATTCGTACAGGATCGTGGTGATAAAAAGCACGAATTAGCTCTCATGGCTGCACAGCGTGAACGGGAGCTGGCCCTGGCTAAAGAAGGCTTTGTCGCCCAAGCGGCGGTGGAAGAAATCAAGACTGAGCAGATTGCAATGCAAACACAAGCGCAGGAAAAGCTTGCCATGTGGAAGCACGATATGAAAATCGGAGAGGGGGCTAGTACCTGGGTAATCAACCTTCGAGCCTCGGTGCGACCAGTCGTGACCTACCTCTTCGTGGGCATGTTGTGTACCGTTAATGGCGTTGGCATCTGGTACGCGTACTCAACTGGTGTGCCTTTTAATGAGGCTATCGAGATAATCTGGTCAGAATCTGAAACCAGCATCCTGGCGACAATCATCGCATTCTGGTTCGGGTCGCAGGCGTTTGCTAAAAAATGACAATATCCGAGGCTGGCATCCAGTTGATCAAAAGCTTTGAGGGTTGCCACAACAGCCCTTACAAGTGCCCTGCCACGCTTTGGACGATTGGGTATGGCAGAGTGCTGTACCCTGACCAAGCGCGGCTCAAAACAGACGAGAGAGCCAGCTATCCACTACGATCAGAGCATAATAGGCTTTGGAATGCTGATGAAATTGATGCGTTACTTGAGGCAGATTTGGATCGGTTTTCGGCTGGCGTACGAAGACTATGTCCTGCTGCTGTTGATAGCCAGTGCCGCCTGGATGCGCTGGTCAGCTTTGCGTTTAATGTGGGACTAGGCAACCTTCAGTCGAGTACGCTGCGGATGAAGTTCAATCGTGCTGATTACTCTGGCGCAGCAGAAGAGTTCCTCAAATGGAACAAGGCTGGCGGCAAGGTACTTAATGGGCTGGTCAGGCGCAGAGAAGCCGAAAGAGCGTTATTCCTCTCCGGCGGCTAGTCTGTCCAGTATCTCCTGCACCTCTTGCTGGGCTTTATCGTGACGCTCCTGCAACGATAACTGTAAGTCGCTACATAGTGCCATGATTGACCCAGAATCGTGTGGAGCGCAGCACAGGACGCTTCCTGATGGGTAGGTGACGAACTTCATCGCGGCCTCGGTCTCTTTTTGTGAAAAGCAATGTTGTCGTCATTGTAAAAACCGGCAGGCCATTCGTTTGTGCCATCAACTGCAACAGATTCACCAGGCTTACGCACATCAATCTTGCCGCCACCTGACAGATACATCTTGATGTCTAACTCAAGCCGTTCCTTGATATCCTTTTCCACCTTCTGATATTTCATCACGTTTCATGTGCTCCAGTATCTCGATCAGTTGTGCTTGGTCAGGCTTTGGGCAGTCACCTTCTGGCATTACTATATAACCTTTTCTGATTTGCCGGTGATTGATTGGGCAATAGCCTCGCGCATTATTGTTCTCCAAGCGGTACGCTGGGCAGTCGAAACAGGTTTTCATTTTCGATCAACCTCCGCTTTAAAATTGTTATTTCCGTTCGCGTCTGCTCTGACCATTTAACACGTTGCTGATCTTGTTTCTGTTGGATAGCGTACAGCAAAAATTCTGAGTCGAGTATCACGATAACCGCACTCCGACCAGAATGATGATGACAGCCAGCACAATAATCGTACCGCAGATAATGCTTGCCTCACGCAGCATCTTCTTTGCCTCAGCTTGCCGCTGCTGTTTCATCCTAGTCACCGTGTCGATTACATCTTTCATCGTGTTACCTCACGCGGCCTTCCGGCTCCGCATTCGTGTGCCTGGTACTCAGTGTATATGTCACCGACTCTATGTATGCCATCCGCTTTGCGCTGAGTAGCATCAATGTCAATCAGCCTCTGGATGTCATCACCTCGCTGATAGCGTGTGCCGTGAGTGCCAATCAAGTAGCCTATGGCTGTGCCGATTGCAAAAGTAATTAAATAGTTCATTGTGTTAGCTCCAGTAAATTGTTGCTGCTATTAGCAGCAGGCCTGCGATTATGCCGACTATTTCGGCGCGGTTAAGGGGTTTCATCACTCACCTCCCTTGCCTGCTGATAGCAGCTCAGACTTTACTATTTCAAGAACGCCCACTGCTAAAGCCAGCGGTATAGTGTCAGCGTGTTTATAAATCGCAGAATTTATGTCATCAGCCAGTTCGGCAGCTATATACGCATGTGATTTGCTGGCTATCGGCATAAACTTTATCGGGTCTGTTTTTCCCATCACTCACCTCCCTTGCCTGCGCCGTGGCGCTGTTGTGTGTGCTTTAAAACAACGTGTGCTGCACAGTGCTGGTGTCGGTCACTGTCGATTGAATAACCCATTGCCACAAAACATCACCAGCACAAGTCAAATCCGCGCCTGGCTTAAGGTGCGCCACTTCCAACTTGTTGACTTTAAAGTGTGGCTTGTCGGCAATCTCCTTTTCGGCCATTGCTCTGGCTTGTTCAGGCGTAGACCCTATGCCCCAAACAACTTTGTGATCTGGTTCAATGATGGCGATCATAATGCCTCCCTGCACCTAATGCGGTGCAGTATCCACTCAATAAAATGCTGATTATGTTTCATCTGGATGCAGCACTCTAGCAATGCGGCTTGGGTAGCCCAAGATGCGGCATTTCTCTTTTACAGTGTGGCAAGCACCTACGCCATCAACCCACCACATGCTGTCATCCGGCGCGTCAACAAACTCAGGGTTTGTCATCTCGCCATCATCATTGTATTGGCACAACATCCAGTTACTCATTTATAGCACTCCATGTGCCTTGAGCCAGATAGTAGAGCTTGGCTTCAACGCGAGGCGGCAAGTAGTCACGCTTGCCATTGATATACTCGTCTGTCAGTTCAAGCCATCCGTAACCATCTTCGGTTACAAGGTCAAAATGCGCCTTGAACTCTATGCCTAACTTAACAAATGTTTCTGTTGCTATGTATTCGCGCATGGTGCGCCTCCTGCTGTGTGTGTTATTTAATTGTGCCTACTTTAACGCACTTATGCAACACCTTTAAACATTCAATTTGCCTTTTTATTGCAATTTTAACTTCAGATGCAGTTTTGATGCTGATCAGCCTTTCGCCCGATCTCATAGCAACGACCATCCTTTCTGACAGCCCGATCTCAGCAGCCATCCGCGCATTATCGTAGCCAAGCGCGGCTTGAACCTTCACAAACGTATGTGATTCCATGTTAGCTGCCATCCTTAACGAATTGGCCGTTGACCATTCGCCCAGTGCGCTTGCTGATTACGTTGTAGGCTCCGTCTATACAGTCACACATGCGTAGACCTTGCATTTCAGCCTGGATAACAAGCGTCACATAGATGTCGCCAATGGCATCAGCAATCTCAGCAATGTTGCGTTCAGCCAGTGCGTGGGTAAGTTCTTCAACTTCTTCTAGCGTCTTCATGTGCTGGCCTGCTTCAGTGCCTCGACCCTTTGCGCCCAAGATTCCTTTCTCATGCGCCCAGTCCAGTATCTCTTCTTCTAAATATGCACTCATGGTGCGTTTGCTCCTTCTCCGTTAATTTTGTGCCAATCTGAATGGCATTGTGGGCAAAGCCATCGCACATCAAGCGGCTTTGCGTAATCGTCATGGTGTCCGTGTATTCTGCCGCCGATACCGCAAATCTCACATGTGTACAATTTTTTTATTTTTCCACTTCTTACAGCATTATTAACAATTAAAGATGCGGCGTATTTAATTGCATTATTTTCAATCCACTTTTTTCTAGTCTTTTGCAGCGCTTGTTTTGCATCGTCCGTAATAGAATATGCTGCTCTTCCTTCAACTCTTTTTGGGGTGTTAGCCCTAAGCCTGTCATATGCCTTGTAATAGGAAATCTTATCCTGACGGTTTGCCCTTACGTCATGCTTGTTGCACTCCTTGCATTTGTTTACGTGTCCGTCAGCCATCATCTTGTGCTTGTAAAACTCAGATAATGGCTTTAAGTGTTTACATTTAAAACATTCTTTCTGTGTCATAACTTAGCCCCAGTATTGTTTACGTCCCCTGAGAT